GAACTCAGGACTTCCTCTTCGCACCAACGCAAAAGACCTGGTGATCGCTTCTTACGATCCTGCGCTCTCGAGCAACGAACAGAAGCTACGGATCAACGGGAAGCTGTTCCAGCAGGATTGCACAGAGAACATCGTGGCAGGGTCACGGGAACCATTCTCTATCGGAGTTCGCAGAAGTGACGATGGTGGCTATGCTATCCAGAACTATTGGAAGGGAGACATCCAGGAGGTGGTCTGCTGGGAGACCGCGCTGGATGCGTCTGAGGCAGCAGGGGTGGAGGCTAACATCATGTCTTACCATTCAATCACGAATCCAGAGTCGCAGTGGGCAGTCGATTTCGATGGCACCAATGATCATGTAACGATGTCGGTCGATGCCCTGGGTGACACATTCACCGTTTCTGCTTGGGTAAAACTCGACGCTGGAAGCAGCGGCAACAACTACATTATCTCTTTCGGTGCCAGCGGCACTCGCACTCACTTTTCGCTGGCCAGATACACCGACACGGACGCAGTTTACGTTTATGATGGGTCAGTAGTTCTGGAAGGCACAACGGTGCTTCCTCTTGGGGAATGGTTTCACATGGCGGCAGTTGTTCAACCTACGTCAGACAGATTGAAGTTCTACATCAATGGAGTCGAGGACGCGATTGCCCAGCCTGCTGGGGACTTTGACATTGATGCGTCAACGGGGGCTATTGGGAGGTATCAGGTCGGGGCTACCAATTACGCGGACGCTAACATTGACGATGTAGCGATCTTCTCTAAAGCATTCAGCGCATCAGAAATCTCAAATCTCTTCAACAACGGCAGACCTGGGCTCGACCTCCGGTCCCTGGAACCTGAAGCATGGTGGAAAATGGGGGATGGGAGTCCGACCGGGATCATCCTGGACGAAGCAGACACTGGTTCCAAGGCTTTGTATCTGCCGGGTGTAGCGAGCAATTATGCTAGTGTGCCAGATGCTGCGGACCTTGATGGGTTCACTGACTTCACCTTGGAAGCGAAGGGAGTGACGACGGAGGATTGGACTCCTTCCGCTTCCTCCATGCTAATCTCAAAGTATAACTCAACGGGCAACCAACGTGCGTGGTATCTGTATTTACGAACGGACGGAAAACTGGAACTAACTTTGTCTTTTGATGGGTCTGCCACTACTATTTGCACCTCAAGCGTCGCAACTGGAGTGACTGATGGGGCAACCGCTGACATCATGGTGATGCGAACTGGGGAGGACGTCCGCTTCTATGTGAATGGTGTCAAGCTAGGGGACGATGTCACAGTAGTCACTACCGCTCTATACAATAGTTCTGCCCCTCTTGAGATTGGCACTAACAACGCGGGAGGGAGTCTCCCGTTTAACGGCTCCATCCAGAGAGCACGGGTGTGGAACTCAGCGGTAGCCAACCAAGCGACTCCAACAGAAACCCCAGTGCTGGATGCAAACTTCACACTGGCAGACAAGGGCGCATCTAGCTTCACCGCTACCTCCGGTCAGACGGTCACCATCAATACGTCTGGGGCACCTCCTGCAGCGATCAGGGGAGCGACTGGCGGTGCACTAACGAATGGGGCAAGTCTAACCGCAGCGACTAAGCCATACAAATTTTCCAGTCTGTCCTGTGAGTTCGATGGCACCAATGACTATATGTCTACAAGCGCTGACGATACGTTGGCAAGTAAGTCATTTTCCTTCTGGGCCAAAAGTGACGACACAGGCGCTAACGGTGTCTTCGACCACGGGAATTACAATATAGGGGGATTTCACTTCAACTATGACGGCACTAGACCTCTCGTATATTTAGGGAGTGGTTTCTATCGCTATTGGGATGACAACTCAGCGCAGGATGACAATGCGTGGCATTTTTGGACGGTCGTGATTCATGCAGTCGTTGGAAATTGTGAACTCTACTGCGACGGCATTTTGCAAAACGTAGCGGAGACTTCTTCGTCTGGTTCCGCTAATGCCTACACCACAGGACTGCGTATCGGTGTGGGTGGTACTAGCTACTTCGACGGCTCCCTAGACGAGTTCGCGATCTTCGACGGTGAACTGTCGGCAGACGAGGTCAAGAGTCTCTACTCGAACAAAGTCCCAGAAGACATCACCTCGCTGAGTCCTGAGCATTGGTGGAGAATGGGGGAAGGATCAGACCTGTCCACCACTACCATCCCAGACGCTGCGGGAGACTCTCCTGGCACCTTGGAAAACGGAGCAGCAATTCAAACCGATACGGCATAACAATATGAACGACAGAACATACGTAATCATCGATGCCTCGCTGGCAGAGCCTCCTCCAGAGGGAACCTCGCTGGAAGAATCTGGACAGGTGGATTTTTCCCAGGTGATGGAGACAAGTGCCTCGACCTTGAGATACTCAGTCGATGGCACAAAGACTTTCGTTAAGTTCACCGGGGAGGTTCCTTCCTTTCTTGAGGGACTGACTGCTTACAACCACGATGAGATCAAAGCAGTCCTCGCTACGGAAGAATGGACGAACCCGGAACCTGGCCCATGATTAGATACCTCAAATTCCGGGCCAAGAGTTCCGCTGAGAAGCGCAGCAAGGAATTGTGGGCGCAGAAGCTCGGTCGTCCGGTCGAGCCAGGAGAGGACACTACCCACCTTTACGGATGGACCCGGTCCCACAAGAGTTACGGTGGTTCCATGCTCATCGTCAATGACGACGGGGATCTGCTCACTGCGGAAGAGAAGGAGGATCTCGGTGAGGTAGGTGACGACGACTGGGTCGAGTGGACCCAGAAGTATCAACCGGAGCCGTCCGACTGACTACCATCGACTCCTCAACAAGATCCAGAGGTAGAACATGAGGATCCCCTGGATGAGCAGGACGGGGAGTAGTGTCACTTGATCGTTCACAGTTTCCCCCTGAGTTCCTTTTGGAGTGCGGCGACTCGATCACAGTTGCCCCCAGGACGTTGATTCTCCCGGGTTGCCGCTTCGATCTGCTCCTTGGTCCTTGGCACCCACTGGTAATTCCCAGAGCAGGTTGCAGGTTTCAACCCGACTCCAGACGATCCGCCCACATCCTGGCACCGGGACAACCACGCGGAGACGAACCGGAAATAGTTCTTCTTCCTCTTAGCGGGGTTGGAAAGCAACCACTCGTGCATGATGCGCAGTTCGACGTTGAGCTTCACCCGGGGGAATGCTCTGCGCCAGCGCATCCGGTCGGTGTTGAGGATGCCGGTGAATCCCTGGTGCTGATCCCACTTGATGCGCTTATGCGCAGGAATCTCGATTGACTCGGTCTGCCCACTCGACACTGCGGATAGTGCCTGGTGGGTGTCCCTTTCCATTGGCAATTGTTGTGTCCCAGAATTGTCTGCACTTTTTGCGGGCGTTCTCCGGTCGGGGAGATTCTGAGAAGTAGAGTTGTCTGTGTTCATAGTCTCCGTTTTCGAGTTGGACCCAGGACGGGTGGGCGAGGTAGCGCCAGCAGGCGACCCTCTCCTTGCATCCGTGGTCTGTACACATTCTCCCACTAGGCATCCTTCCTTTTGCGCAGGGCGGGTTTGCCGTCCTGCTGGGTGATGAGTTCGCCAAACTTGGAGAGAAAGTCCTCCTTTGCCATGACCCCCTTGAGCCCGGTCATTTTCTTGTGGATCTTTTCGGCATCCCCTACCCCGATTTTGACTGCCTCGTAGATATCCGCCACAGGGGCGCCCTCAGAGACGAGTGCCTCGCACATCGCCCCAGCATCCTCAACCGTGCGCCTGGGGCGCCCTGGGGCAACCTCGTAGCTATTAAAGGCCATTTCGTCGTCCTTCGCCCGGGAGGTCATTTCTGTCTCCAGACTCTTCTCGAATCCCTTTAGTGCCTCCATAGCCTGCTTCATCTCCTCCAGTTGAAAGTTGGTCAGTGCCGGCAGGAAGGTGGAATCCGTTTCTGCCTTGGGTTCCATGATCATATATTGAGCGTTCAACGCAGGGCATTTGAGCTTGCAAGGGCAATACCGACACACGTCGTCGCCCGGGGAGAAGTCCCTCCTGAAAGGGTTTAGATCGACTCTGCCGATCATGCCCGGGAACACAAATTGGGAGAGGGTCTCCAGTTCGGATTTGTCGAGGATCTCCTCGGAATGGAATTGTCCACGGTGGATGTAAACGGTGCGAACAGAGACGGTGCCGAATTTCTGGAAGACCATCGCGGCGTAGAGGCGCAACTGCCAGGAATCTGCTGCCATCTTGAGCGGATTCCACCCGGTCTTGTAATCGATGACAATTGCCTCGGTCCCTCGCACGAAGACGACGTCTGCCTGACCCGTCGCAACTCGCGATCCTCCTCCGCCGGTCAGGAACATCCGATCCTCCACGACAACCTGCGTCTCGTCGTCATCGACTCCCCAGGCACGAACAGCAATCTCTTTGGCGGCATCCACATAGTCCTGCGCCTCCTCCTGCTCAGACTTCCCTGCGCCTGCGACCTGGAGATCCTCCCGGTCGGGCAGCATGAGTGATGCCGCAATGGCGTGAATCAATCTCCCGTGAGATGCTGCTTCGTTGTCCTCGTCTGCGGGGAGTTCACCACGCTTGCGAAGCATTCGTTCCAGTGGGAGACTAGCTCCGCAAGCGTGGTACCTTTCCATCGAGGACGCGGAAGGTAACCCTTGTCTTTCGTCGTCCATGTCGCTAGGTGCCCTTGCTCATTCTCTCTCCCTTTCATCCGTCCGGATACCAGATCGCCAGACCTCCGTGCCGCCGCCCTTAGCGGCAACCAAGGCGTAATTTATTCCGCCACGGACCATATCCGCAACGACGTTATCCAGCATCCCCTGTTCTTGGGGAAGTTTGTAGGGCGTGGTGAGCCTTCCCAGTCCCCGCCCTCTCGCTTCAGCTTCGCTCATATTTCTCATATTCATAAGTGTCTATCCATTGATCTCCCTCCCGTTCAGGTCCAATGAGTGATTATCCTACTGTCAATCAAGCCAGACAGAACCTACTCATGCTTGCCAACACCATGTGGATGGACCGTCGCAGGAGGGAGAAAAGGGTTAAAGTGTGCCCAGATTGGTGGGCTCCGGTTCCGGTTCCTCTCTCGGTGCCAGTGCTTCCGCTTCAATCGAAGCGAACTCGTTTGCGATGTCGCGCAACTTCGTTTCCCCCAGTCGCGGGATGGTGCCGGTCTCACCCAGCACTCCCCGGACTCGCAGCACTGTTTCAATGGCGGAACCTTCCGCCTGAGAGGACGTGATGAGGTTCAACACGGTCGAGAGGGCTTCTGCCCGGGGGTCTGGTTCGTTCTTCTCTTCAGGTTCCTCCGCATCAATGATGATGGTGTCGGAGTTGTTGTTGTCCGTGTAGGATTCAGGGCGCGAAGGGGGGACGAAGATTGGGACAGTTTCCCGGGGATGGCTCTTCTGAATGTCTGCCTCCTCTTCCATCGTGCGCATTCCAAGGCACAGGTCTGGGCAGTAGAGTCGGGCAAAGAATCCCGCCGCACGGTAACGAAGCATGAGGTCTGGAAGGGTCTGCCATTTTGAACCTGACTTGCCATACCATCCTTCCGCTTTTGCCATCGCTATGGACACCTCCGGTCCTTCCACGACGTCCCCGGTCTCAATGTGCTTCGCCCAGGCAACACACGCTGCGCTATCCCCCTGCCCGGTCATCCGGTACTGCAACGGAGTATACCTGCCAGAGGCATTGACCATTGATATTAGAAACTGAGCACTCCAACTTGGGCGCCCGTGGACAATGTAAAGCGACTGCAAGACAGCAAAGGGATCTGCTCGCAAGCGTGACGCAATGTTCAAGGCAATCACGCAGTTGGGGATGTTGCCCCGGAATTGCTGCGGGACGAGGTCTGAGCTTGCCAGCATTTTGCCCGCCCGCTGCGCGAGTTCAAATTGGTCGGTGTTGTTAAAAATGGAAAGCGCAGAAGCGTTCTCCGGTTGCTGTGGGATGATGTTGGTGTTCACGGTTCGTCCTTTTTGTTTGGTGTTGCGACCAGGAAGCACATTGTGCCCCCCCCTGGCAACCGAAAAGCGCACATTATGTCACTTTTTGGTCGTCCTGCACCCATTGCGCGGCGCAACCCGATTCGCAGCAAGAAAAATGCGCCCCCCCTAAAGAGGACGCATTGTGACGGGCGAGATCTCTACCTCTTGCGCTCAGGGAACAGCAGGTCACCCAGTAAGTTGAGTCGCGCCAGTGCTCCCTCCTGCGCCACTGCGGACGGCACACGCTCCCCATTCAACCAGTATTGGATGGTGCGGGGGGAGGTTTCCAGTGCCTCACTAAGCTCCGCAATGGAGTAGCCTAGTCGGTCCTTCTCTGCCTGTAGTTGCGCTGCGAATTTCATCAGTTCGCCCTTTCTGGTTGGGGTTGCGGTGAAGTGTCCCTACCTGCCTTCCATGCTGCCCAAGCAAGCGAGGTTTTCAAATACACGTTTCGCGTTCCTGCCTGACCCCGCAAGAATGCGGTTTTCAAACTCCCTGCACCGGGACCGGAGGTTCCCAAGTATTGCTTGTATACTTTTCTTTGCTCTTTCGTCATCAGTTCGTCCTTTCTGGTTGGGGTTAGTGCTCTTCCTGCCAGTTGCGGGGGTCGAGGTCGTCCAGAGGGTTGCCCCACTGGTCGCACTCGTTGGAGGGAGTCACAGACTGCCCGCTGGAATTGAAACAACGCCCGCACCCGCAATGGTTGTCAAGAGGGTCGCTCAGGACGACCTTGCGCCCGCAATCGCACTTCCCGACCGCAGGCTCAAGCCAGGAGTTTTCTTCTTCCACAGTTCCAAGATCGACTACGTCGAATTTGCCTGAAATGCACCCCTCCCAATTTTCGCGGGCGGCATCAGTTTTAAGTTTCGTTGCGTTCCCGTTGCGGTCGCACTCAAAACCAAATCCCGCGCCCGGGTCGTCCTTCCAACGAAATTCGCGGGAAAGTTCGGTCTCAAATTTCCGTTCAGCGTGTTGTATTATGTTCATCAGTTCGTCCTTTCTGGTTGGTGTTGCCCCCCTTGCGGGGGGCTTGAAAGAAGCTCGGTGGTGGTGGTGGTGGTTACTTCCAAACTCTCTCTTTTTATCATCGTTTGATCTTTCTAGGGTCCGCTGGTTTGTCACTGGCAGTGGATTTGATCCAGGCCTGAGTGGCTTCCGGCAGGGTTTTGAATGACGGGTGATTTAGCAGGAGCACTGCGCTCCGATAGGCTTCCCAGGCTTTGACCTCCGCTTCTGTGGGGAAGTGCCTGGGGTAGTTGGTGAGATGGCTCATAGTGGTGGTGGTTGGTGGTTTACCTGCTCGCCAGCTCGCTCTTAATGATGCTGATTTCCCTCTTCAGGGTGGGGATGTCGAGGCGCTTCAACTCATTGAACCTGTCTGTTCCCTCTTCAGCGGAGTCGAGGTAGCGGTGGAGGCGGATAAGGTGCTTCTCCCTGCCGGCGAGGTAGCTCAGAAGATCCTCGGCGGGAGTGTTACTAGCCTGCCTTGTGATGATGGTGAAGGTTGATTCTCTGCCTTCTAACTGTGTGGTGTAACTGGTGTTGGTCATGGTCTTGGTTCGTCCTTTTTATTTGGTTCTGCGACCAGGAACCGTCCCGGTCAACAGGGACACTATGCACATTGTGCGCCCCCTTGGCAACAGAAAAGTGCACATTATGCCACTTTTTTTAGCCCGCCTGCCTCTCCCAATACCTTTTTACCGTAAACGAGCAACCTCAAAGACACTTGTCAGAACTCCGCAGGACTACTGCTGCCCTTTTTGCCCGCCTGTCGGGGGAGACAACCCGGGCATCTCGCCCTGCTGGAACTCTACTCCTCTTCCTTCTGCGGAAGGTTGCCCCGGGGCGATTCCTGATTCTGCGCCTCCGTGCTGGCGGAGGGCTTGTCGGACACTAGTCCAGTACCTCCCACGAAGACGAGCGAGCTTTTCCCGTATTTTTTCAACGCTTCCTCGTTGCTCAATGTCCTGTAAATAGCCTTGCCCATCGGGATCGTTTTTCCAGTCGTTGGAACTGAAGCTAGCTTGGGCAGACATATTTTCAATAACTAAATCCTCGACTAGAGTTTCTAGCCATCGATTTAGGGCTCTTTTTGCCGCTTCCATTTTTGCCTCCGTCAGACCAAAGGAGATAACGCCCCCGTCCCCAGGCAAAATGTGATTTGAGTAGCCCACAAGCACTTGCGCGTCTTTTGCACGGGTTTTGTCGGAGCTATCACGTTCTTGCATTATGAACTGCGTCAAAGACTCAATTTGAGTGTCGGTCAGTCCTGAATCGTCTGCGTTTCGGATTACTACCGCCTGACTATTTTTGCCTCCTTTTCCAAGGACGACCCGGGCAGTTCCTGCCTGTTCCCCAATCCACGCCATAGCAAGCTCGACATTTGCTGCCGCTTCTTCGCTCCCCATGACCCAAAATTGAGCACTAGGGGCAGCAGATCCCTCCCAATACCCTTTCCCAAATGCGACTCCCCGCAGCACGGCACCCGGAGCAACTTCCTTTACAACCTCTGCGACGAAAGGCTCAAGCACTTCCTGGGTGACTCTTGTCTTCACCTCCCCGGACAACGATCCAAATACCGGCAACCCTTCAGGGCCTAGCCCGCCCAAGTCGTAATCAACCTCCTGTGAGATTCGGTAAGTGTTTCTGTCTATGCTGGTTTGCAGGGTTTCTTCCGGTCTCCCGTGCTGGCGCAGCGTTCTCATCCACCCAATTGCCTGGATGCTGGCAGGAGTCCAATCGTTGCGCCCCTGCCAATTCTGGTAATTCAGCATTTCGGTGAGACCGTTACCCCACTTTGAGATGCCTTCATATTGCCCGCCAGACGGACTCCCTTGCATATCTACCTTGAGAGTGCGACTGCCTCCCCGGTAAGTGACCTTCAACTCTTGAGGTTCAATTTTTTCTTTTTTGCGACCTTTCGAGTCTTTTACGATTACGGTTTTAGTCTTCGTAATCGTCGCTTTGACCGGGTTTCCGTTGCGAGTCAGGCGCCCTTTATCTGCTGACTCTTTAAGCCTTGTGAGGGTCTGCTGATCGATGTGCCCACTGTCTCGCCCCGTGTGGACATCTGCCACAAACGGCATCCCCGCTTCCGGTCGGTCCCCGTGGTAGGTGCGGGTCTTCCTCCTCAGTCCTGCGTCGAGGAAATCTGCCAACTTGGGTCCGAATCCTTTTTCGGGGGAAGTCCCCTGGAATATTGCGACTAGTTTGTCGTGGGCGAGCCCGCCCCTCTGTTGCCTCCCGGTTTTGGGGTTGATGACCTTCATCCCCATCAAGGAATCCAAGACCCTGGCAGAATTACGAATCCCCCCGGTGGGACTCTCGTTCTGCTGAGAGGCTAACCATGCCAGCATCCATTTCTCAGCATCCTTGCCAAACTCCTCCACGAAGAACCCCTCGATCTCCTCATACCATCGAGAGAATTCCTGAATCTCTTCAGGGCTTAACCATCCTTCTGTTTCGTCAGTCCAATCCTGATGGGCCTTGCCTTGATCCACCCCTTTGGGATCTGCTCCCAGAGTCAGTGGCTTGCCGTCGATCTCAAGCCTGATTCTTTTGTTCTTAGCAACCCCGGTGCCCCCCCGCATATTCTCCCGGGCAGCAAAGTTTCTGTCGGGATCTCCAATAGCTTCCGCCAGTGCAAATTTGCCTGTGGGCTCAGGAGTCGTCGTAGGGGTGCCGTCAATGGTCTCTGGCAAGGGAAGTCCCTGCTGCACCTGCGGATCCTCTGCGGGCATCTCCATTATGTTTGGATTGTCCCGGTCAAACGTGCCACGATTTTGCGTTGCGCTTTTGATCTGGTTGGAGTCGAAGGCAATGTACCAATCTGCCACATCGTCTCCACCTAGTTCTCGGTCTGCCCTTGTGTCTTTCAGGGCAATTCCGTCATGCCCCCGCGACCGCAAATGCTCTACAAACTTTGCGGGATCACCAAACTTCTCTCCCCCGTGGACTCTTTTCCACTCTGCGAATAGCACCATCAAAGGTTCTGCGCTTTTTGCCGCTACTTCCGCTTTTGGGAGTGCCTTACTAAGCCTTGCGATTTCGTCTCGGATCTCCTGTGCCTGACGTCCGAATTCCTGTTCTTCCTGCAAGGTTAAAAACCCATCGTCGCTGCGATCCATTTTTTCTTGAGCCCGATCCTTGAGCTTCTCGGACAATTGCATTTGCTCACGAATCTGCTCCTTCATCACCGGAAGTTCCAATAGCCTCTCTTGTAATGCGGGGTCTGCTTTAATCACCCACGGATTTTCGATACGAAGATATACAGGGTATACCGTTGCGTCAGGTGCGTAACGGGGTGCTTGGGTCTTAGCGGAGGTAAACCATGTGCCTATGCTGTCGAGACTATCAGGGTAACTGTGTGCTTTCGGGTCAAACTCAGTTACCTCAGACGACTTGCTGCCGTGGTAAACAACTAAAGGCGCACCGTTTGACTCCGTCACCTTGCTCTCTCCAAAAAAGTTACGAAACTCGGGAGTGCTTACCTGCGGATCCTGCGCGGGCATCTCCAGGGCGCGGGAACCCTCCGCAGGCCCTGCCTCTCCCCGGATGTCTTCCCCGGTGTCGAAGCGTTTGGACAGGGGAATGACGTTGCCTTGGTCGTCCCGGGTGACAGGGTCGGCAGATTTGATCTGATTAGAGTCAAAAACCGTTATCACGTCTCCGTCAGGATGCGTAATATGTACTGAATCTCGCCCCCCTTTTCTGAACCTCGCAACGTCCTCTGCGTCCCACTCAAAGTGCCGCCCTGACGTTTCTCCGTCAATACGTTCAGGGTTATTAAACCGCACAAGAACCTCTCGGGTTTTAGAACCAAACGCACCAGCAAAAACCTTGTTGTCGCTGAAGTAAGCAGGAACCTCAAAACGAGTGAATGACTCGTCCTCCGTAGAGTGGTAAAGTTTTTTGAACCCTGCCCTCTGCGTTTCCTTGTCAAACATCCTCTGAGCAGTCTCAGTGTCACCCTGTTCGACTGCACTCTGATACGCTTCGTCTCTCTGGCGAACCTGCGGGTCCTGCGCCGGCATCTCCATCGCTTTCGTCTTCTCAAGCGAGAATGGAAACCCTGCTTTGATGCCAGAGTTCATCTGCGAGAATCGCTCAATCCGGTAGGAACGCACCGCACTGCGCACTTTCTTAATTTGAGGATCGTTCTGCAAAAGTAGGTTGGTTTGCTTGTGTCCTCTGCCCACGTCGCCAAAGACGGCATTGAGCAGGGCTAACTTGTCCGGGTTGAACCTGGCGGCATTCTGGATGTTGCGTCCGTGGTTGCGCACCATCTCGTTGAAGTCGTCCATGAGTTTGCCTACGTCGCCCCCGTAGACCTCCCGTCCCCTTTGACTCTTGGCAATAATCTGGGCATTCAGGATGACCTGATCCATTGAGATCGCCTTAACAAGCACGTTGCCCACGTCGGTCTGCACCAGACCGTAGGGAACAAACCGATACCACTTGGCATCAATCCCCTTCTTGGGAACGAACTGCATCCAGTTCCCTTTGCGAGCCTTCTTGCGTTCTTTTTTCCAGACCGGGAAGTAGTAACCCAGGACTGCCTCTCCCCTCCGGTTCGGGTCGGACATGATGTCGATGAGGTCATCAATCATGCCTAGTTGCAGATCGTTGTATCCGTAACCTTCCCGAAAATGTTGTTTCAACGCTTCGACGTTAGCGTCCCGGCGCACCAATTCGGTTGGTTCACCCGGGATTACATCTGCCTTGGGATCTGCGGGCGCAGTCAATGCCCCGGTCAGGTCCGTAGCGTTATCAGTGCCCCTGCCCTCGTTGACTTTTGGTGCTTCAAAATCCTTGTCGGGGAGTGACGGCAGCAACTCCCTTGGGGGAGGTTCAGGCTTGACCTCGGCAACTCCGTTGACCTCAACCACGGTGCCTGCCTGGTCCGTCTTGAGGTCCATGTGCATATCCCGCTCGACCTCCTTGAGGGCTTTTTTGTCGCCCTGTCGGATCGCAGTCGGACTCGGTTTCTTGCGCTTGCTATTGGGGTCGTCAAAATCGGCACGTTCGTCCGCAGTAAATCCAATCCCTGCCCGTTCCTGCGTCATGCGCTCAAGGCGTGCAGAGATGGCAGGGTGCGCCTTTAACGCATCCATGCCCGGGATGCCGGGTTGCGTTGCCAGGTTTCCGTTCTGGTCAAACAGCATCCCCGCATTCATCAGTGAATCCTGGCGGAAGAACCTGCCCATGAGACTGTCGTAAAATGAACGCGTCCACGGATGGCGCCTGCTCCATTCGATCAGCACGTTGTTGCGCAGGCCCGACGCAATACTGTCCATGCTTGAATAGGCAGACCATTCCAGCACTGCTTGCCCCAAACCCTCGGGAGTGTTCAAGTTGAACGGTTTTTTCCCTCCTTTGATACGGATCTCATTCAAGCTTTCCGCCCACTCTTGGAACTCAGGGATCAATTCCCCGACACCTGTCGTGCTATCCTCCGCAGGTTTTTGACGCAGGAATCCTCGAGGTCCGACCGCAGAGTCGATGATTGTTTGCGAGAACCCCTGCATATCCATCTGGTGACGGAACTCATGCGCCAGGATGGTCTCTACTCCCCGGGGATCGTTAGGATTGACGACAATCGTGTTGGTGTCTGGGTCATACAACCCTGCCCCTTGCTCGAGGTCGGTGATGAACTCAATCTTGAGATCAGGATTGTTGGTAAAGGCATTGCCATACATCCGCTTCACTACCGGCGGCAGGGCATCGAATGCTGCACGTTGATCCGGGTCGGTCAGGAACTGGTCCCGGAAGTTCAGGGCGGCATTGTGGGCGAGCCTGTTGTGATCCTTGATGTTGCCACTCATCTGCATCCCGGCAGCACGACCGATCACCTTTCCGGCGCCCACGATAGGCCCTTCAATCAGGAGAGATTCTACTGCTGCCTGGGAGAGAAAGTTTCCGCCTGCCTGGGAAAACCCTCCTGCTGCGACGTAGGAAAACGGCAGTTCTGCGATGAACACGTCCCGCCAGAGTCTTGCAAACTTGCTGGTCAGACCAACGGTCACTCCATATACCCCCTCCCGCAACAAATGATATTGCTTGAGCTTGTTGGTCTTAGCTTCCTGCGCAAACTTCCGGTGCATGGGATACGCCATGCGTCGTTGCGTTAATTCCTGCCCAACCCTGGACATTTTCTCGCCAAACCGGGATAGCACTTTTCCGCGTGCGCCTAATCCAAGAATAGTGCCTGCAACTGCGCCGATTCCTGAACCTACAAATCCGCCGGGTACTCCTGCGACTGCGCCCACCACTCCTGCCGTCCCAGGCCCGATAATCCGTTGAAGGATGTTTCCGGTTGCGGTCAGGGCAGCACCTCCTACCCGCAACGGAGCACCTCTGACCGCACGGGTTGTAGCACCCAGGAACCCTCCAATGACCCCTGGCACCGTGCCGTCGATCCTGCCGATCCGTTTTTGCAACTTGGTAAGTTCCCCGGCAATCTTTGCTTTTTGCGTTTGCAACTTGGCAAGGTCTGCCGTCGAAGGGGCACGCATTCTGCCGGGGGCGAGTTGAGCCTGCGCGGATGGAGTTCCCTTTTTCTGGAGAGCACGACCTGCCTGGAGGTCGGCATCGATTCTTCGACCCTCTGCCTTGAGACGTACTTCCTTGCGGCGCAGTCCCGGCAACCTTGCTGACATCTTGAAGGCTCCGCTTATGCCGAATCCCAACCCCACAGAAGCAATGACGTCGGGACTTAATATGGTGGCTACCGGCAATGCGAGTTCCTTTACCCTCTCGACCCGGGACTGTTGCCGTTGATCTGGGGGCAGGGACAGGTCTATGTTTTCAGCAAGATCCAGCTCTCTGAGGTAGTTGACTGCGCCTTCGACCGTTGCTCCCGCCTTCGCTTTCTTTTCTTCAATCTCAGCAAACTCTTCCTGTGCCGTTGCCTTGCCGTCAAAGAATGCGACGTCGTCCTCTAGCGTTTGTTTGATACTGTGCTGGAACCCGGCAAGTTCTGCGGTTGCTTCGCCTGCTTCCATCCGATCAATATCATACAGATCCTTTCGGTAGTGATATTTGGACCGCAGTCTGTCTTCGTCGGTGAAGAATCCCCTCGTCGCTTCGTTGTGCGTAAGCGCAGCAACAAACCCGTTGGAATAGGTTGCGGACATTCGGAACAACCCTTCCCGCAGATACTCGTCCTTCATTATGGCTAGTTCCGCTTCTTCTTCTTCCGAAAGGTCACCCCTGGTAAGTTTGGCTAAAATTGCTGCCGCAGGAGAAACCGTGAGCCCCCCGGAAACGGGACTGTCTCGAGCAAGTCGGTCCCAGAAGGTCGCTGCGCTTTCGGGAAATCCTTTGACTATTTCCCACAGGTTTGCCGCGTCGGGCTTTAGTTGCTTCCACGATTCCCCCAGGAATTCCAACCCCGTTTCCGCCCCCATCCCCATCCGGTCCTCCCACAGGTCCATTGCCCCGCTCGCTTCCGCTTCCTTGTAAAGGCGGAACCCTTCCGTGCGGTCGTTTTCCTGAAGGATAGAATCAATTGAATTGGTCTGGTCGATCTCGGCAAATAGCTTTCCCTTTTCGGTCAGGAAAAGATCCGATCCCACAAGTCCCCGGGAATAGAAATCGACCATCTGGTCAATGTCCTTGCCCCGTGCCTGGGCATTTTGCACTAGCGCATTGCCCGCATCAGTCCGTTTGCCGTGGACAGTAACCAACCCGGATTCAAACAGCTTGGGATTTGTCGCTGCGATGCCTCGATATTCAGATGGATCGGCAGACTGCACCGGGCCTGGAAGCGGCACCGGATCAGGTGCTTCTCGGGCATCTCTGGTTGCCTGCGCCCTTTTCTGCACGGGGTTGAGCGGACCTGCTGCCGTTCCAGAAGTCCGGGGAGCACCGTATCCAGTTGTGGGAACCCCAGGAATGCCTGAAGGACGAATCCCTACTTGCGGCAACCGACCGGCACCCCGCAGGAATGTCGAAAGGAGTTTCTGTCCAAAACTCTTTTCCTCTTCGTCTCCGCTTGCCATCGCTACAGGAATTTAAACAGTCGAAGCGCCAGGTCTGCCTCTGTCGTTCCTTTATCGGTCGCTGCGCCGGGACTGCTCTCAGAGTGGGGCAGATACATCTTGATGTTCTTCATGTCGCCAAACACCTCTTGGAAAATGGCAGCATAGTTTTTCATGCCGGCATCGGTCTTGAGGTAACTCACCATCTTGTTGTCGGTGACCGCAAAAAGCTCAGAGTGCATCACTCCCTTTCGTCCTCGAGGTTTCCCGTCCTCGCCTACATTTTCAGTCGTCGTCAGAACCCTGCTATTGACTCCCTGCCCGGGCATTTTGCCGTGCACTGCCTCGTAGAGGTTGTCCATCAACGAGACTGCCATCCTTGCGCGATTGCGTGTTTCTGGCGAAGCGTCGTCGGGAATGATCATCCTGGGCGAAAGAACTCGTTTTGCAGGATCGACCGTCTTCTTTGTCTTGTTCTTGTAGCCTGGATGGTTTGAATCGAGGTTAAGCAGGACCATCCCCTTTGCTCGCAAACTGGCTCTCTCTTTGCTGCTCGGGTTAAACGTGGGAGAGAGTTTCAACCTGGCACTGGCAGCATGAACTAACGCTTGTGCAGACGCAGCAGTTGCCCGGGGCAATTTGTCCCCAATGACCTTGGTTGTCTTTTTGATCTCGGTAGGAATGCGGGTCAGTTCCAGTCTGCGGTCGGCATCAACCGACTTTGCAAGGAACCTTTGATCACCCATCCCGACCTCGGTTTGCCCGCCCGGTATTTGGTATTGGGAATCACGAAAGTCTCCTCCTAGGGGTCCACCGGGACCTTCAAACTGGGCAGCACTCGAAGTTTCAGTCGTTGGAGTCTGGGGTTCTCCTAGCCTCGCACGCCTTGCCCTAACCTCGTTGAGCATCTCCTCTTCCTCTGCGGGTGTCACTGGCTCCATTGGAACCTGTAAAATCTCGCTGCGTTTCCGTCCTTCTAAATAAGGGTGACCGATTGCGGGCATTCCTTCCCGCAGGCTTGCGCCCCCGGAAGCTCTCTCCTGCAAGAAGCGTAAAGTCTCCTGATCCAATTGCGTTTGCGCTTGAGGGTCAACAAATTCGCCAGTTGTTTTCCCTTCTGGCGTTAACAAGGGATCTTCAGGATTACCAGCAGGATTTAGCACGCTTTCCATCACTTGCTCTTTTGCGGTTGTTCCAAGTCGCCCGCCCGGTGATTCTTGAGTCCTCTGCGCAGGCAAACCTGCTCGCTTCTGCAACTTGCCTAAAAGCGCAGCTTTCTGCGCATTATTAGAGGAGTTCCATTCCTCGAGATCCGCAGCAGAAAAGTTGGCATCCCGCAGCATCCCGGCAAAGTCATCTCCCCCGACCGGCAATGGTCGTTGAATGCCTCTTTCTTCATCCGCCATCCCCGCAAGTGCGGAACCGTCGCCAGTGCCGCCCTGTGCTCCGGGTTCGTCTTCAAGACCGGGCAAACTCTCTCCTTTCTGCCACCCCTTATAGCCAATCATTACTTTGTTGTTGGCTAAGTATTCGTCTGCTCTTTCAACTTCTGCTTTTCGGTCAGTCAGTTCCTTGGTGAACCTGTCAATTAGTTGTAGGTTTGTCGTCCTGGTTTTAGCTAAATTGAAAATTGCTTTTTTGGCGTTTTCAACATCAGCGTCAGTAACCCGGGCACCGTTTCGTGCTTTGGCTAACCGTTGCGCAAAATCTTGGGAAAACGAGGTGAAATTCTCTGCATACTTTGTTGCTGCTGCATCCCCAAGTTTGCTTGTTAGGTATCCCATTACATTTTCCCCCGCAGTTGACTCTTCAACCGTCTTGCGAAAATCTTTTAAAAATTGGAGGTCAGTATCGACCGTTGCAAGAGCGTCTTTCCGCGCAAGTAAATCTTCTACACCGGATTTGTCTGCTGCCTCAAATCCTACGGATTGGTATTGAATTGTGCCATCGTTGCCAAATCGGTAACCAAGTTCATTGAATGGGCCCACTCCTCCTTTCCTAAGTTGCGCTTTTGCTTGCAACCTGCCTGTGCGTGCCTGTTTTTCTTGTACAACGGTCTGCCTCTCGACAATCTTCCGTTGAAAGTCTGTAGCCTCTTTCTGTAGTGCCCGCAGACTTGTGTCGCGGAACATATCCATCAGTGGGGTAATCTGACCGATAATAGCGTCCTTTTCCCTTCCACGGACCTCGTCACTACGCAGCGCATGGAGAAGAGGAGTCAGTTTTCCGGTCAGTTGAGGAACGTCTTCGTAGAACGCAAGCAATCCTTCTATTCTCGTTTCAGCACCCTTGCGCTTCACCTTGCGTTCTCGCCCCTCTTTCATGCCCGCCGCAAGATCCTGCCCTGCCGCCGCAAGTCCCTGACCAATTGCTGCTGCGCCCTCCATCGATCCCAGGAGAATGCCCTTTGTGTCTGCGCGACCCAGTGATGGATCGACGTTTTCGCCTATTCTTGCCATTGTTCTAGATTTGTGAGTAGTTCACGCCCAGGTAACCGTTGGGCATCGTCACCACGGCGCCCGGGTTGACCTCCCTGACCTCCTGGGCAATCACGCCTACGTGTTCAGTCGGTGACCCCAGGTAGCGGAATTGGTAAATGCCAACCCCTGACGGGTGCGTCCCGATTCGGTTGAGATCGGTTTTCAGGCGACGGTCAGATGAGCCTGTTGATGCCCATCCGCCCCCAATAGCACCTAATCCCTCGAACAATCCGCCCATGATCGATCCGCTGCGGGCCTGCTGCGCCCCGTAGATATTTGCGTCGTATTCCATGTCCTGCGCCCGCTGCGCCAGTGCGAGGTTGAGCCCGGTATCCGGTGCGAAGACCTGGGGAGTCGCTCCCCTGCCCCCTAGCGCCATGCTCTGCCCAAGACCCTGGAAGGTGTAGGGAAGTGCCCCGCTAGGTCTGCCGGTAACCGCAAGCATAGGATCTGCCCCGGACGCACTGAGCATCTGGTAGAGGTTTCCGCCCGATTGCTGCGCCTCCATCCGGTTCTGGCGCATGATGTCTTCCCGCCCCATAGCCTCGGCAAACACACTTGCGTCGTCCATTCCCCTCCCTCTCGCCGCATATGCCTCTCTGGCGCCTTGCTCTGCCATTCTGGCCTGCTGGGGCGTAACTCCCTCTGCGCGGGCGTACAGGTCATCTGTGACCCCCTGCTGCTGTTCTATGACCCTGGCCCGGTCAGGATCTGCCTGCCGAATAGCCTGCACCGCTTCTGGCCCCAGGTCCCGAATGTCCGCGATGTCTTGCTCCCGTTGCGAGCGGGTTTGCTCTTGGGACAATTGCTGGAGGCGTGGAGCAGCACGCTCGAACAAATCGAGAAACCCTCCCTGCCCTCCGATTCCGAATGCTGCCGCTTCCTGGCGAGCTAACTCACCTCCGACATACTGCGGACCAAATTCTCTTTCGGCATCGATTAGCCTCTGCTGAAAAATCGGATCGGTGATGCCGGCGCCTGCGTCCCAATCTGAGCCAAAGAGGAATGCCCCCATAGCCTGGTTGGGGTCGATTGGTGGAGGTGCTGCGGGTGCGCTACTTTTCTTTCCCATTTTTCTGCAATATTTTTACGAGGAGTCGCTGAGAGTATTCTACTACCTGGGGTCCGTCCTGCCGTTCCCGGCATCCAAAGAGTCTCCCAGTGATCACTCCCGGTTCCCGGTCGATCAGTTCCAGAGTCATCCGCCGCAGCGCAGGCCCCTTTGCCCAAACGAACGCAAGGAAGTAGCAATTCCCTTTGGGGTCGTCTGGGGTCCAGTCAACTATGTCCTCCCAGGTCCACTTGTCGTTGCACCGATACCACATCGCCAGACCGTCTACCTCTCCGTCCGTCGTGTGGTAGATCAGAGTCTGCTTCAGGTAGTGGTAGGCAATGAGGGTCCTCGTGACCTCCTCGGAGAAGTGCTCTAAAACCTCTTTGTTCTCCTCTCTCGACGTCGTGAATTCGTAGAGTTGATGCAACAACCACTCAGTCTGCGGCGGCAGTTCACCATTTTGAATCCATGCCGCAACGTGCCCTGCTTGCAGAACCATTTAGGATGCAAGGGTGCCAAATACTACGAAGCTAACGTGCCGGGGGGACGTCCCTGCGACCGGAGCGTGTATCTTAAATTGCCCCGCATCCACGATCTCGACTGCCACATGGTCTGCCTCGTCATCGTAGTCACTGGTGTTATGGTCTTGAGCGATCACAGGGTAGTTGACACTACTCATGTCCGTGGTCAGGTCGAAAGTGTAAGTCTCCCCAGAATACGCAGTGCAGGTACACCCGTAAAGTCCAAGAGCATCCCCAGTTCCAGCAGAACCGTCCATCACGATGATTCCGTATGCCCTTGGGAGCGGAAGATACTCCATCAACTTCAGTTTGTTCAGCACCCCGTTGTTAGAAATCAAAATCTCGTCCTCGGTCAAGTGGGGGATTGCTTCAAGCTCAGTCTGTGCCGATATGATGGTTGCCCCCAAATGCTCGGGGTCGATGCTGGCATTCGTGTAGTGCTCAGAATCGACGGCATTGTCGGCAAGTTTTGTGCCGTCGATAGCGTCTGCTGCGATCTTTGCAGTCGTGACTGCGAGGTTGTTAATCTTGAGCGTCTCGACCGCACTTGTGCCTAGTTGCGAAGCAGTGACCCCGCCTGTCTTCACGATGATTGCCCCGGACGACAATTCCGTTGTCGAGTCATCAACTGCGTCGGATGCGAACTCTGCGTTATCAACAAGTTCGTTTAATTTCGTATGGGTCAGTTGTTCGTCCTCACTAAAAGTGGTGCCTTTACTAAATTTTGCCATGATTCTATTTTGCGGATGTGGGAGAGCTAAATGTGGGTGTTGCTCGGATTGCTACTCCGCGCAGTTCAGGTCGTCCTGATGAGGGAACCCAATCAATCTGCGCACTGAATCCGCGTGGATTGCCCGTGCGGGATCGCACAGAGGCACCCTCGCCTTTAGCAAGTACGCTTCCCAGACGATCTTCCAGGGTGCCTAAAACTATGGTTTCGTCCGGGTCTTCCGTCAGCAGGGTAATACCCCCTGCGCTGGCGTGCTCGTCGTCGGACTTGAGGTGCAGGTCAACATGGTTGAACCGTTTGCGCTCAATGCTGCCGTGGGTGTATCCCCTGGTGCGAAGATGCGCCGGGATTGCGGTAACCGCAGGACTGCTTGCCCCGGCAGCAGCATAAAGCAAATCGTCGGCACGTCCGGTGTTGCTAATCTTGACCACTCCCCCATCCGCAGTGACTGCGTAGACCTCGTTTATTTTGCCCGATTTTGCCGGGATGAATCCTATGACGGTAAAGCCTGCGGACGAAGCGGTGTCGATGCTTTCCCAAGATTTATTCAAAAACGAATAGATCCAGATTTCGTTGGGTTCGGTGGAACTCCCGACCGGGACTGCCAGGTAGTAACGGTTGTCAGAATAGCACGCCACTGCCTTGTCCATGTGGTCCCGGTTGACCCTCTTGAATTCTGCGTCAATCGCTTCACTGAGTGGCAGGTCGGTTCCGCGCAGGTTAAGAGCGTCTGCAAACGTCAGACCCATGACCCCGTCGTCAGACAGGAACAGAAAAGCGCCGGCATGATAGACAATTGATTTCCTGGCAACGCATCCCAGTTCCGCAGTGAGGACGTGCGAGGAGACGTCCAGCAGACTGCCTGAGACCCCAACCAACCTGTGGATCGAGTTCCGGTTAAAGACCACCAAGGAATCGTCGCCAAATGGATGCATCCCCACGACGTAATCTGCTGCCCCAGCATTCATCCGAAACTGGTTGAAAATAGGGTCGAATACCTGCGGGTCAAAAATGTCACTGGCAATGATTTCGTCACGCACCGCAGGACTGCGCACCGCAGGAGATGCTGCCTCCGTGTGGGTGTAAGGAACAAAGACTCTCTGCCCTGCAAGCGTTCCAAATGCTGCGGCGGGAGCGTTGATGTATCCGCCCCCCACAGTGACCGTCTTGCGCACGAGAACAGTGCTCCCGACTGCGTTTGTTTTTACGTTCGCAAAAATATAAAAGTTGTCTGCGTCCGAAACCGTGACTCGGTGCTCTGCCCCCGTTGTAAGACCGGAAGTCGAAGCATCTGTGATGGTTATTTTGTCTCCGCTTTTTAACAGGTGTCCCGTAACACCCATAAGAACCTTTCCTGCCGTCGAGACAGTTGCCGTCGCGGAAAGTTGAACAGGTTGCGTCAAGGCTCCGCTTGCGACCTTGGTAAATGCGGGCGTGCCTCCAAACCCGGTGGACCCGTCCTGGGGATCAAAGATGAGGGTCGTTTTCCCTTCTCTGCGCAGCATCACCTTGCCGAATTCCTGTTGCAGGTGCGCTTCTGCATCGACAGTCACTCCTGCCGGGTAAGCAATGTCGGTAGATGCCAGGGTGGACACCTTGATTGAAACTGCCTTTTCGTTGTAGGCAATAATGATCGATTCGTCATTTGACGACGTCGGATCTGAAAAGCGGCACGCCCCGTGGACGTTGATGATTCCGCCCGAAAGTTTGATCGCGCCGACGACCCCCCCGGTCCATGATCCGCTCACCCCGGAGACGGTCACGTCAAATTTCGTTGCATCGACGTAGGTCGCAACTCGGTTGCCATTCAAGGTTCCTGATCCCCCGCCAAAACTGGCAAGGTTGACCATGCCCCCGGTCGCAGGGATCCCGTGTGCGCCTGAACAAGTGACACGCTCATTGTCTGAGTCGTCAGGAGAGACCACTGCTGTGCAGGAAGAAACTGATCCAATGAGCACAAGCGCAGACGTGCCGGCATCCTCCTTGACAAACGGAATGACTGCCGTCGTGGTCAGTCCCCCGGAAACATTCCGGTATCCTTCACGTACCTTTGCTGCGCCCGCCTCATCGAAGCGAAAGTTCTTGGAAATAGCGACCTGCCCGGGCTCAAGTTGCGACGGTCGCAGGCGAGAAACTAGTCCCCGGAATGCTGCGTCCCCGTCTTGGAGGACCGGACTTTCTAGCGGAGACTGAAGAAGCTTCTGAAGTGACGAAGGCATTTATTCATCACTTTGTGTATGCCCATACTTTTCCACTCGAAAGCGTGATGGAGGTGAATCGTCCATAGACCGTCTGCCCACTGTCGATCTGCACCGGCACGTCAAAATCCTCGATATTTGAAGTCGTCCCTGAATTGTTGATCACTGCTGCTGCTCCACCAACTGCCTGGATCGCAAAGAAACTGCCAAGGTGAGCAGAGGTGTCATCAATGCTGACTCCTCCGTTCCCTCCCGTGATTGAAAATGCTGTAGCGCCTTGTCCCATGAATCTATTCTACGGCAGGGTGTCTTATCCCCCCCCACGCATTGCTCGCCTGAGACCCTGCAACCCTTTGCCGGGAAGGTTTTTGCCGAATTTACGACGCATTTGCCGCTCAAGCAGAATTGCCTCTCTTTCTGTAAATTGCGATCCCGATTTCTTCCGCGCCACCTCAAATGCCTTCTGTGCGATTTGGTCGCTCGTCGGTCTAAAAGGAAGACCAAACCGTTGGTCCTCCATTCTGCGCCCCACTGACGGGGTCAATTTTTTGCCTGCCATTATCTTGCCTGGTTGCTCGCGTGAGTCCTCACACGTTGATTGACGAACTGGTGCGCCCGGTTGCGGTCAACCCGTTCCAGTTCCCTGTTCAGGGCAGCAGTAGCTTTCGCCTCCATTGCCATTGATTTCTCGGTAAATCCGTCACTCTGAAGCATATCTGCGACGGTCCCCAGGGCACAATACTCATGCCACTCTCGAGGGAGAGTCGTGGTGTCCCCTTCCTGGTCACCGTAGGTTTCGGTCAGGCGACGTTTGTAGGTGAGGTAGACGACCGGAAAGGATGCAGTTGCGGTGCTGATGTCGCTTGAGCTAGTGGTGATGGAAAATGCATGAGTGATTGCCGCCATCGTGTCATCCACGGCAACGTCTACCTGCCCTGCGACATTTGTGAGAGTAAACGTGGCGTTGCATAATAAGTTTGCGGCATCAGACGCAGTGGTGACGTTCTCGACCTTTACGGTTCCTCCAATGATAGCGTCGGTTTTGTTCTGAAGCGTGATTGCTGCTATTCCTAACCCCCCTGCCCAATACTTGATGACGTTAGATGCTCCGTAGGTCACCTTGTAACCGGGAAGCTCAACCCCGTCCTTTCCCATGAAGACCTCGTATTCGCGCACACTGTTGACCGCGAACGGATTAGCGTCGTGCGCCCGCAGGCAAGTATCGATATCTCCTGCCATGATGCTCGTTACATCAGCAGTGGCAGAGGTTGTTCCGACAAAAGGAACGTATAGTCGGGTTGAATCAGAATCGTTGACGACCCGTTCTTCCCCGGTCACCAAAAACTGGTCCCAGAGGTCACTTTCCCGGTATGCGAAGTGCGCTCGAGAGTTGATCAAAGCGCGAGCCCTGGTCTGCTCCAGGGAAATGAGATCCGCGCCCAGCAACGCCTCCACCAGGGCGAGCGTCTCGGAATAGGCAACGGTCTGACTCACTTGTTGCTACGGAGGTGCGGGTTGCGTTTCAGGTAGTCTCGCATGAACTCCTTGTCTTGCCAGCATCCCCGGTATTTCGGGTGCGAAGCGAACGCAAAGAACTCATCGTGCGGGATTGACGCCATGTGTTGCATCGACTGTTGCTTCTTGAAGCGCACGTCTTGCTTAAAAGTCTGCGCCTGGGCAGATGCCTGTTGAT